AAGAGAAATATAAACTGCGTTTAGACAATGCATTAGAGCTAAATAATACGCTACACGAGCTACAAAGAGCAGAAATGTTGCGATTAGAGAAATTGGGACTTGATGGTCCAGCGCGCGGAACACGTAGCCAAACGCATAGTCCAGATTCTACAGTAGTAAGGCATCCATACCTTGCCAATGTAATAAAAGATAAAAAATATACAGAAACTGCTATTAAATGGAATAAAGCTGCGCTAAAACGATTTAATGATGGAACAAATGAAGATTATAAGGAACTTCTTAGAAAAAAACCTGGGTGGGATAATGAACGAATGGCACCCGAGATGTTAGCCGCGTAAAATTTTTAGTTTGTAGTTTGTAGTTTTTAATATTTAGAATTTTTTATTTAAATATTAGTATACTATATAAATGCCATGTTTTGGGATGAAGAGAAGTGGATGTAGGAGGCGCAAGGCAGCGGCCGAGGCAGAAGAGGAAGAGAAGCGTTCGCGTTCAAGTTCAGACTATAGTTCTGATAGTGACACATATGCGAGCAAAAAGAGTGAAAAAAGTAAAGGCACATTACGCAAGACAATAAATGCGTATGGAGAACAAGTAAAGGGCAAAGGCTTTAGGACTAAAACTAGACGAAGAAGAAGAAATGGTTCAAAAAAAAGACGTTTGCACCGAAAAAGAACAGCAAGACGCTCGCTTAGACATTAAATTAGAGTTTTTCTTTTTATTTAAAAATTGATTTATTATTATACTAGCTTTGTTTATAGTATAATAATAAAATGGACTTCTCAAAATTAACTAAATCAGAGCTTCTAATAAAATGTGAAGAACTTGGAATTAAAAAATGTAAATCTAAAAGCAAAGATGATTTAGTTAAATTACTTGAAAGTTTGTCTAATAAAAATAAAGTAACATCGGTTAGCGAAGCCTCTGTTAGCATTAGCGAAGCCCCTGTTAGCATTAGCGAAGCCTCTGTTAGCATTGGCGAAGCCTCTGTTAGCACTACAACTATAAATAATGCTAGCATAACTATAAAAAATATGTGCGGACTAGAATACTTAAAAACATTAGATCATAATTCTATTGATTTAATATTAACAGACCCACCATATATTATATCTAAAACAAGTGGACTAGATAAACATTATAATAATGTTAAATATAATGAAGAAAACAATATTAATGAAGTTAAAACAGAAGAACAATGGATTAACTATAAAGAGCAAAATAATATTGAAGATGATTCGCAAAAAAACAATTATATAAAATATGGCTCGCTATATGGAAAAAAATATTGTGTAAAAACTGATTATGGAGATTGGGATAGTGATTTTACTTTGACTATTTTAGAAAAGTTTATTGAGCATTATTATAAAGTATTAAAAAAGGGAGGCACATTAATAATTTTCTTTGACTTATGGAAAATTACAAACCTAAAAGATTTACTAGATAAATATAATTTTAAACAAATTAGATTTATTGAATGGATTAAAACTAATCCACAACCTAGAAATAGTAAAGTAAATTATTTAACAAATTGTAGAGAGATTGCCCTATTAGGTGTTAAAGATGGTTGTCCTACATTTAATAGCACTTATGACAACGGAATATATCATTATCCATTACAAGGCGGAAAAAATAGGTTTCATCCTACACAAAAAAGTTTGGCACTATTTGAAGAACTCATAAAAAAACATTCGAAAGAAGGCGATACAGTATTAGATACATTTTTGGGGTCAGGAACTACAGCACTAGCATCTAAAAATACTAAACGCAACTTTAAAGGATGCGAAATTAGTAAAGCATATTATGATAAAATAGTTCCGCTCTTATAAATATAATACTTACAAATTGCTAATTGTAAAATGCTCTTCAAAGAGTGTAAGCAATTTTTCAAAACACCAACGAAATTTAATACAATCACGTTTATTATGAACTTGAAATTCACCAATAGTTATTCCATCTATGCTAATAGATGAACTTTCATTCCATAATTTATTTTTTACATTATGACTGAAATTAATAGCATAATTTGACCAATTTATATGCTGTTTTAATACTATAAATGTCAATAAATTTTTATGTTTATTATAATACAGTATAGGACAGTCAAAAGTATGCGCACTATAGACTTGCAATAAATTAGAAATATTATTTATAATATAACTTTTTATTTCCTCTAAACTAGTAATTGGATCTAGTGTGAAAAATTCACAAAACTTTTTGCGAGAGGGTTGTCCTAGTACTTGCGGACAAACTTTACCATCTTTTTTGGTTGTTTTAGCACTTAAATGGATTGTAGAGTCATCTATACATTCAAAATCATATTTATTTCCACGACTAGCACAATGTTTAATAGCATAAGGAAACACATTTTTAAGATTGTTAAGTCTATTTTTGAGAGAATGGGCTTGTTCTAAACTATATTTGTAATTTCCATCATAACGTGTATCATAATATAAACATAGCGCCATTTCAAATATTTTACCTAAATCTTCAGTAAGCACTTTTTTTGTTGTTGTTGTTGTTGTCATAATTGATTATATAGGTTAATACTATTATTATAGTACTATTTATACTATATTCAATTTTAATTATACATAGTATTGTATTATTAAAAAATTGATTTTACGGATTATTCATAAAATAAGCGTTACTTATAAGATTATTTAATAAATCCCTTATTTTATGAGTATTATTTTTCATTAATCTAGTTAATAATAAGTAGTCCTGCCATGTTATAATATCGTGTTCTCTTAACTTTTGTAAATAAAACATTATAAATTTACTTGATACTCTTAAATGATTAGAAAATAATTGCGTATATGCATCTTTTTTGTCATTATATAAGCTATAAATATGAATAGTATTGCCGCTTCCGCAACCACCGAATATGACGCCATTATCGTATTCATCATATCTATTGTATTTATGATTTTCTAGATATATTATATTAGGTAACTTATCATCAGTATTAGTAATATTTATTAAATATTTATCAATATTAATAGGGTTTAATATAGTATTATTAATTAAATTATAATACGTAGCGTTAATATATTTAGGGGGCATAGTTATTATATACTATAAGGTATTAACTTTATATTAAAATATTATGATAAAAATTTATTTTTTATTTCTTGATGGTCTTGGTTTATTTTTATTTTTCTCAATCAATTCTTTTATCTCATCAGGAATAGTATTACTTTTTGTTCTATTTGCATAAAATGTCCCAATATTAAAGTCAATCATATATTTTGGTAACATTGTATTATTTGGTATAATCATAGATTGTTGAGGATATGAAACATTGAAATTTTCATAAAACCATTTCATTCCTACTATAAATTTATGGTCATTAAATTTATTTGCTGATTCAAAATAATTTAAAGATTTTAAGAATTCTTTTCGTTCATTATCATTACCAACTACATTTCCACTACGAATATCAAATATAATTTGTGATATTTTTGTATAGTTCAATCCTTCTAATAATTCATTAGGAAAATCTTGTGGATTATCAGAACCTTGTTTTAAATTAATATGTTCGTATTCTTTATAAATCCATTCCAATATAAGTTTAATTTTTTCCCATTTATTATCTATTCTTGACTTACCCCAACGGTCAGAAGCAACAACACCGGCATCTTTTGATGTTTTTGTATATCCTACTTCATTAAGTAATTTTACACACTCTTCATCTGCCCATATAGTCTTGTATTCGTTAGAACGAAACTTATGTAATTCCTCTCCTAATTTATAATTATCCATTTCCATTATTATATAATTTCTTGGACAGGCACCCAATATATTGTTTTCTTTTTGAATATATATTTTTGCTGCTTTTATAAATATTTCAAAAAATTTCATAGACTCTTTATGACTCCATTCACTAAACGCATATTTTTGATTATCGTGTTGTCCTCCTTTTGTTCCGTTCAACCCATTTTCATAAGTATCATAGTTTTTTATCTCTTCTTTTTCCATTTGATTTGCCCATATTTGATAAGCTTCTCTATTTTGTTTATTATCTGCATATTCATTAAATATTTTTTCATGCAAAATTAAAATTTCTATATTCTCTTCACCTATTTCTCGCAATTTCATATCAGCACGAGTTCTGTTCATTCTAATATGGTCTTTAATTCTTTTATCAAATTGATAACTTTGTCCCACATATAGATTTTTACCTGTATTTTTATTTTTATATAAATAAATTACCCCCTTTAATGGTATAGTTTTTAGCATTATAAGTAATATAATATTATAATTATGATTTATTTATATATCAATTTTAATCTAAAAAATTGATTTATTATTATACTAGCTTCATAGTTAGTATAATAATAAGCATAATGCCTTTTACAAAAGCAACCAAGTTTGTATATAGTAGAACATTGTTCAATATGTTATTTTTAAATGAAGTGGGTCCGCTTGGGCGATGGAGTCAAGAACGATGTGCTATTAAAATTAATAAGAAAATAGATTTGGCAAATGAAGACAATTGTGGTCCTTGTGGTGAATATATATTAACAAAGTTAGAAAGTGTTAATAAAAATGTAAAAAAGACAAACAGTCCGTATTTAATGGCTGAACACGAAGAAGTTGAACTAATTAAAACCATTGATAGATTTTAAATGTTATAATTTGAATACATTGTTTATCTATATTTTTGTCTATATTTTTTAGTATGATTTTTTTTAGTATGATTTTTTTTAGTATGATTTTTTTTAGAATAGTGTTTATTTTTTTTAGAATAGTGTTTATTTTTTTTATAACGTCGTGATTTATATTTATATCTATGATAGCCGCCTACTGATTTTTTATCAGGGTCGAGCAATGGTGCTTCAAAATCGGCCAATTGTTGTTCACTCGATTTTTTTTTATCGTTCAAAAACTTTTGTGCCTGTTCGACATCTTTACTTTGAATCTTAACAACATATATGTTAGGCCAACCAGCTTTTTTTGCATTTTCGTATGTGCTATGCCCGTCTAATATTTTATATATCTTAGTGACTTTTTCAGGGTCTTCAGTATGGTCTTCAGAACTGTATTCAGTGCATTCGTTATCACCGTCTTTTTCACAATCTTCTACTAAGATTGGTGCGCGACGAATATCTTTATATGTGTTATAGTCTGAACTGTTTAAATTATATGACTCTTTCATATAATATGCTCCTCTTAAAACTCCTTCGAGTCTTACTTTGTTTCGCTCTGAATAAATGCTATCTAATTTTACAATCATAGGCTCAGAAGCTTCTGCAAAACCATTAAATTTAGTGATATCAAAATATTTTTCAAGAGACTTTATGTCATCATTAGGGTCATCATATGGCAATTTGGTCTTACCAAAACATTCGTCAGTCGGTTTTGCAAACCGAATATCAGGAAGTCTACTTAAATTTTTTGATAGTGACATATATTATATATATTAATATAAAAATAATATAATATAAAATATGTCATAATTCATATTTCATATTATTTCTAAGGCTACTCTTTTATGTCATATAGTTCATGGTTTGCCTGATTAAAATATATTGTCCTATATTTTTTCATTGTAGCGTCTTTAATTCGTCTTGTTTTAAAATAATTGAATGTTTTATTTTCTTTTAACAATTCTATTATAAAATAAAGCGCATACATACCACATTGGCCGTCATTATATTGATGTGTAAATCCTTCATTATCATCTACTTTTAATATTATATTTTCGTGTTGTGCTTGTTGTTCTACTCTATTAATTAATACTTTTATTTGCTTTGGCATTTTTGTTCCATTACTATCAAAATAAAATATAAACTTTTTATCTAAATCAATAAATAGCGCAATCCAATGTTTTCCAGGCTTATCGTGTGTATCAGTATTAAAAATGATTCCTATTTTGGTTATCTTTTTTTGAATATATTCTTTTAAATTAAAATTACATAACTGTTCCCACACACATGTTGAAAATACTTCTTTAGTATCAAAGTCTATTGGACTAGGGCCAATAAACTTAAAATTGCTATGCGATTTTTCATATTGGTTCATTATTTTTGTTATATCAACACTAGAAAGCCATGTAGATGGATTTGTTATCCACGTTTTTGGTGAAAACGGTTTAAATATTTCTTTTATTAATAATTCGCTGTTGTTAATAGAAGACAACTTGCTTTTTTTCAGCCAACACAGTTCATCATAACACTCTTTGCTTAGCTTGTTTTTGAAAAATTGCCATATTTCTTTACTATTGTTTGTATTAATCTTTTCATCGCTATTGTTATTCCATAGCTCTTTGAATGTTTGTAAATTAGTGCGGGAATAGCAAGTATAATCTTTAAGTTCTGGATCACTATTATTAGTTTGTGGAGCGCATTTTAATCTTTTAAATTTTTGTTCTTTATGTTTTCTTAGACTTTTGATGCGTTTGCTTAAGTTACGGCGTGACTGCCTATTTTTTCTCCCTTTACTAAATGACAATTTGTTATATAAATTATTTTTGAAAGTCATAATACTATATAATAAGTATATAATAAGTCTATAAAAAGTATATAATAAGTAATTAATTAATTTATTCCCACTTCTGTGGAAGAATTTTCTTATATAGACTAGCATTAGACTTTTTAGTAACCATTAAATCTATATTAGTTAATTTTTTTGAACTTGAACTAGTAGAAGACATTAATTTTAATGTTTCATTTACTATATTAAAGTCATTGCTATTTAATGTAGCTTCTTCTTGTTTTGTTGTTTTATAATTATTTGAATAGTCTTTAAGGTCTTCGCATATTAAATTTTGAATTTTTGTTTCTTTAAAATGTTGTATTAAATTTAATACATATAGCAAATAATATAGTTTGTGTTTTTCTTGACCTTCTTTATAGTCATTATTTTCTAATAATTCCTTTAAGTTACTATTGTTTGTAGCTAATATTTGTTCTTTAAAGCTATTTATATTTTCATCTAAATTATTATATATTGATTTTAGTAAATAATTGTTATTTAGTAAACTATCTATTTTATTTGGCTTAAAGAACCGATGCTGATTTGTTAAATATAATAAATCTATATTGTTTACAGACTCACTCTCTCTTTCTTTTTCTTTTTCTTTAGTTTGAAGAGGTTTCTCTATACTAGGCACGTTACTAGGCACGCTACTAGGAACGCTACTAGGCGGTTGACCAATTTCTAAATCTAATGTTACACTATTTTGCGCTTTTGATTTTAGTTTTTTTTTCTTAGCTTTTTTTTCTTCTTTAAGTTCTTTTGTTTCTTTTGTTTCTTTTGTTTCTTTTGTTTCTTTTGTTTCTTTTGTTTCTTTTGTTTCTTTTGTTTCTTTATTCTCTCTTAAATTATAAAACATAGTTGTATATTATAATTTTTATTTTAAATCTTTTAATTGAACTCGTGTTGAGTTATAAAATAATTCTTGTCCAATTGAATTTGATAAACTAGGATTAAAATCATTAAATCTTGTTTCTTGAAACAATAAACTAGCTTCTAAATTAACATTTTGTGGCAACTCTGCTATCTTAGTTTCATATAAATCACTTGTGCTGTCTGGAATATAACGCGACTGATCTGCCTTTTGTAAGGCAAAAAATTGGTTGCGTAATGTTGATTCTTTATCTACATTTGAAGCAAATCCGCAAAAATGGGGCTTTCGTGTGCCTGGAAAAAAGATAGAACTTACATCAAACACATTATAATTTGCGACTTGTTCCACTGATTTTAGTACATTATTAACTGTAGGCATTAATGTATATTTAGTATTTACTGGTCTAAATGGAAAGTTCATTGTTAAATTGTTTGATGGAAAGTTTCTAGCAAATAGTTCATTATTGATTGAATTGTTTTTATCATAATTATTAAATGTTATGTTATAAAAATTATTAGGATCAATCATTATATATAATAAGAACTATAAAATTATTGTTAAATATTATTTATGTTTAATAATATTTAATAAAAAAAATAGGGCTAAGTTTTTAACGACTAATAAGTTTTAACGCTTAGCAAAATTATAATTATTTAAATAATACTTTTTATGTGTTCTTTCGTGTGCGTTAAATAATAATTGCGCCTTATTTTCATTCATTTTATTACGCTGGTGTTCGTAATAACTTTTATTTAAATGCATCAGTTTTCTCTTTTCTAATGTTTTTAAATAATTTACATCAAACATATGTTTCATAATATTGTTATTATTGTGCGTTAATAGAGACAATAACATAAGAGCTGAACTAGCCATATTTTATATAACATAAAATAATAGTATGTATAACTAATTCAATTTTTTTTATATAATTTAGCGTGTTAATTTAGCGTCTTGATTGAACAATATAATAAAGATGGCTATTAGATTCTGGTATTGCCTCTTCTTGTAATCGTGTTAAACATGTTTCTAAACAATCTAATGTGTTTTGACTAAAAGTATGAATTTGAGAATCCAAATGTCTAAAAAAATCATTACGAATATTTTTGTGCTTTATCATTTTAGCTACTAAATTTTCATAACTAGTCCAATCATCGGCATTACAAAAATTTACTAATGACTGTCTATTGTCACTTCCGCTTGGATATTTTGATTTACTATAGCTTCTTCCTCGAGCGCGTCTTGTAATTATTCTTTTTTTTCTAAATGATTTGCGTTTTACCATATATATTTATATATATAGTATTTTATAATTTTATTGTTTATTGTTATTGTTTGGTTACTTCTACAATGATTGTCTTAGGATTTTTTATAAAAATTAGTGCACACATAGCAGAAAAATAAACAATAAACATACCAATAATAAAATAGTTAGTGCATTCATTTTCATAATTACATTGATTTTCATAATTACATTGATTTTACTATTATTAAATTAATAATGAAAACACAAATATTCAATTTTTAAGAAAAACTATATACTATGAGCAAATTGATGTTAAATATATTATTTTGTATGTCTTTTTAGTGATTTTCTGTTAATTCTTTTGCTTCTTTTGCTTCTTTTGCTTCTTTTGCTTCTTTTACTTCTTTTACTTCTTTTACTTCTTTTACTTCTTTTGCTGCTTGTTTTGCTTCTTTTGCTGCTTCTTTTGCTTGTTTTGCGTTTTGAACCACCGTTGCTTGATATCGGAGATGGCAATGGTTGCGCCTTTCCCAAGGCCGGCAACCCCGCCTCTTCGCGCTCCACCGTACTCACTGCATTTCTATCGCTTGTTCTTTGTATCGGAGATGGCAATGGTTGCGCCTTTCCTAAGTCCGGCAACCCCGCCTCTTTGTGCTCCACCGTACTCACTGCATTTATATCGCTTGCTCTTTGTATCAAACCAGACATGCCCTCCGCATCAGCGCCCTCCACCGCATCCCTTACCTCAGTCATTGGGCTCCATTGGTTCTTGGAATATTCACGCCTTTTTCCTGGTCTCGGTTTCTGAAAAAACTTCCTCGATTGCGTCGCCGCCGCCTTCCTCGCCTCTACCGCCTTCGCCGCCTCCGCCGCCTCCGCCGCCTCCCTCGCCATCGCCTCCGCTATCGCCACCACCTTCGCCTCCTCCGCCTCCGCCACAGCTGCCATCGCCCTCACCGCCGCCCTGGCCTTGTTTATCTTGGCCTTGGTTTCTGGTCTCCTGGACTCGTACCACTCGGCCTTCCGCCGCTCCATCATCAGCTCCTTGTTCATCGCCAGCTCATCGGGTGTACGGGCCAGGCTCACTAGCTGCATCTTTGCCTCCTTCCTCGCTGCTACCGCTGCCGGTGCTTCCCATTTCATCACCATCGACTGCCAATATGTATTCAGTATATTGGTATTAGTTATCTGTTGATTTAATTCTTTGAGTTGGATTATGAGTTTTTTATGTATATTGCCTAAATAATTATTCATTTGTTCAGGAGTAATCATATTTGTAGATTTAAAACTTCTAACTGCATCTAATGTTGTTTTGTATATATTTAAATCTCCTGAACTAATTTCATGATACGGGAGTATTAGATCAATAAAATATAAAGCTTTTTCTGCATTTAATTTTAGTTTTAACAGATTAGAATAATCGTCAAGCTGAAAATTATTCTTTATAATATTATATAGTCTTTCCTCCTTATCATCTACTTCTTCTTCCTCCTCTTCCTCCTCTTCCTCCTCTTCCTCCTCTTCCTCCTCTTCCTTCTCTTCCTTCTCTTCCTCCTCTTCCTCCATACTGATTTTATATAATACTATTATTTTATTTTTCTAAAGATAGATAAATATTAAAAAATGTTGATATCATAAAATCATACATTATATTGGTGTTTTAAATGAATGATTTATACATATAAATATTTTTTAAACATTAACATCATCAGTTGTTTTATCGTTATTAAACCATATCATTTTTATGGAAGCAATGTGTGTACTAATAATGTCATATGATACACTTAGCGCATATAAACTCATTAATTTATAATAGTCTTGATTTTGAATCCAATTTATTACTTCATAATATATATTATATTTATGTGATATAATTGTAATGTATGGTATAAAATATTGAATGGTTCTAGAACCCACACTTTCAAGTTGAGTCCAATGAAGTTGTTTTCCAAACAACTCGTAATTATAATTGTCTAAAATATATTCGTTCATAGTTTCATAAGTCTTAATGTCAAAATTATATAGATCTAAATATTTTATAATATTGGCTTCATCCATAACAATAGCTTTAATAGCATTATCCATAGCAGTTAGTGTTTCTTCTTTAAGCATATTATAGTATATTTTTGTTTATGTTTATCTTTATCTTTATAATGCGTTTAAGTTATTCAATTTTATATTTATGTTATTTATATTATTGATAATAAAAACCATTATAATCCTGTTTTTTATGTTTTGTTAGTTCTTTGTTTATTTCAACAATACATTCACTTGTCGATGTTACATATATGTCAGGTATAAAAGCATGTATAAATGCTTTAAAAAAAGATAATAATAATATAAAAGCATAATGTAATGAAATAAATATATGTTCAAAATAACCCATTTTCATTTCCTCTAAATGAGTAGAATGAAAAAACATTTGCTATAACATAGCAAAACAAATTAACTTTAAACTTTTAAACTTTTTATTTAAACTATTTGTTTAAATAATTGTTATATATGTGATATAATGTATAGCTTGAATATAATAATATAATTAAACTACCTACTAACTTTCGCGATACATTATATGGCCAATATGGTAAAAAATATGTTATTGCTAATGCTAATAAACCAAAATAATATATAATATTATTGTATTCAAAGTATTTTGTAACATTTAGTAATGGATAAAAACCAACTAAATGTATAAATATACTAATAATAAAAATAAACACTAGTTTTTCCTGTATGATTTTATAATAACCATCAATTAATCCAACTATTCCAATTAATAAGAAAATTAAACTTACATATTTAATATAAGAATTATAATAATATATTAACACTAACACACTAGGAAGTAAAACCCAACTTAATTCTCCACGAATTATTTTATAATGATAATAATATATATTGTTGTTTTTGAATGTTATTTTCATTTAATATTATATATAACTAAATACAACTAATTTTATAATTATGAAAAATATTAATATTTAGTTATATATAATGACATCTAAAGTTGTAGGCGAAGGCACATTTGGGTGCGTATTAAAACCCCCGCTTTTATGTGATGATGCTGGTGTATTAACTAAAAAAGACTATAACAATAAAATATCTAAAATAATGTATAAATCTGACGCAATCAATGAAGAAAGCGAATATAGTTCAATAAATAATATAGTTGGCTTAGAAAAATATGCTATTGCACGTCCTCGTTTATGTAAGCCTTTAATGGATAATCGATTTAATAATAGTGTTAAAAACTGTAAAACAAAACTTGTTAAAGCCACATTTGCTAACAACAAAAATGACTTGTTAATGTTGCTATTAGAAGATGGAGGCATTAATATACTTGACTACATTAAAGAAGTATATCCATTAGAAACATTAAATGCTAAAAAAGTATTTTTAACCTCGTTGCTAGGGTTATTTGATGGATTGCTATTTTTTCAAGCTAATAAAATTATTCATAGAGATATAAAAATGCAAAATATGGTATATAATGTTAATACTGGAAAAGCAAAATATATAGATTTTGGACAAATGACTAACTTCAAAAATTTTATTAGAAAATGTAATAACAATACTGAAACATTAGGCGTAAGTCATAGTTATTATGCCTCTGAAAATAGTTGTTCTAATAAAGCGGCGTTTAATTCTAACAGACCTAAATGTATGGCTATAAAAGACCATTTTAAGACACATAGGGAATTTACTAGCTATGTGTCAAAATCATTTGACATATATTGTTTATCATTGGCATTATCTAAATTGGCTGATTATTTGCGTTTTAAAAAGCCAGATAAGTTATTTTTTACTAAAATCTATAAAAAACCTGGAACCATTAACCCCGACTTTTTTAAGGAATTTGGAATATTATTGTATTATTATTATCATAATGATGTTAAAAAACGAAATATTAATATTGTGGAACTTAAAGAAAATTACACAAGTTTACTCAAAAAATATAACTATTATTCAAAAACAAGTGAAGAACCGTCTGTTGAAGTTAAAGAAGTTATTGAAAAAATAAAGAAAAAAGAGATTAAAGTCGACCTTGCGAAAGTTTGCCCTCCCGCTAAACCAGTATTAAACTCTGCTACAAATAGGTGTGTTGCCGAATGTAAGCCCGGATTTATTAGAAATAAAAGCTTTAGGTGCGTTAAAATGAATTTACGCGGCACTCAAAAGAAACAAAGCTTGGGCTCTTCAATCACAAAACGCAGATTATGTGAATCAAAAAATAAAGATTATAATCATATTACAAAACGTTGTAATGCTAAATGTCCTAAAAATAAAACGCGTAATGCGCAATTTAAATGTGTTCAATTTGAAAGTTAGTTATTAAAATATATAAAAACATATTAAAACATAAAATATATGTTTTATTTAATAAGCTATGAATATTCAATTGCTACAACAAGCACTTGAAAATGATGATAATTTAAATATTATTAATACAAATATTCAAGACATTAAAAATAAAAAAAATGAAATTTTACAAGAACTTGGACTGAAGAGAGATGACTTGAAAAGTTTGCATAAAAAATTAAATGGCTATATGTATATAGACAATATAAGCGATTTAAAATATGGGCGAAATATACGATGGATTAATTTGAAACGCTTGGACCCAATAAAAATAACAAACGGCTCCGTTTTATGTGATATAAAAATTGGTGCTAAAGGTATAGTATTAGTGTTAAAGGGTTTTAATGCTAGCTATATTACATTATATTTTAATGAAAATATATTATTTCAGAAAATTAATGATGAGGAAAAAATGATTCTAAAAGCTGTTGAATACTTGGAAAAAAGTGGTTGACTGGTTGATAAAATTAGTTTTAATAAGAGATTTGAAAAATGTTAAACACAATTATAGCTATAACTTTATAATATAGATTAAATAAATATAGGTTATGTAAGATATAAATATATTTATCTCCTTTTTGTATGTCTATTCCTTTTTATATGTCTATTCTTTTTTGTAGATTTTCTTCTTTTTATAGAACGTTTTTTTTTACCTCCTGACCCACCAGTAGTTTTTTTTATTCTAATCGATAAGGTAGAAGGATTCCAGCGTGATATGTAGATAATTTTTAAACCGTCTAATTTTAATTTATCATTTATTATCGTATATATTCTATTGTACTCATCATTTTTGTTATCCCTGATGTAATGATAATCTAATAAATCACTTGAATCCCAAGGAAATAATTTATTTTTATAGTAAATATTGTTGGACTCTGTAGGAACAAGACTTACTCTAACATTTACTTCGTCATCCTTCACATGCACAGGTTCTATTTCGGCAATATTCTTTTCTTTTAAAACGTCTATTAATGGTGTTAATATGTCAGTTAATTCTGATTGACTACGAACATTGCTCATTTTATATATATATAAAATATTTTTCCTAAAGTATAAAAATATTTTATATATATATATAGAGTATTTTGTTAATATTACGCAATTTTCCTTAAAACAAACAATAGTCTTAATTAATGAAAAAAGTATAGTGTTAATACACATTATTGTAGCGAATGCTTGAAAAAGTTTATTTTAGTAGGAGACTTGAGAAATGTTAAGCACAACTATGATTATATAGATGAAGTAAATATAACTTATACAAGATGTAAGTATATATTTGTTATACTTTTTAAAAATTGATTACATATTTTTTATATTTATTTATAGCCTCGGTCAAAGCAAAGCAATCAAATCAAAGAGCAAAGAACAAAGAACAAAAGCAACTATGACAACTAGCATTTTATCAAGCGACCACGTTTCATTTTCGGTCGCTAGAGAGCGGTTGCAGGAGTTTTTTAAGAAGTTTGTTCCGACCAAGCGTTCATATTGTATTAATCCAGAGTGTGTGAAGGACACAGAAGCAGCAGTGCTATATATATGGGAGGCTCATTCGCAAGCATACGAGCATACTGATAGGCAGGCAGCGTTGAACATTACAACTGCACGGGTAAATGGGAAGCCACATTGGATTAGGTCTCATTATTGTTGCGAGTGCTTCAAGAAACATGTTTTGATTGGTGAAAACAAGAATGCTTCGCAGCACTATGGAAACTATTGTGATGGAGTTCAAGAGGTAGAAGTCTACTTTCATAATGAACCTTGGCCTTCTACATGGTACAATTGTGTTACAGGTGAAGATCATGTGCTAACCGAAGAACAGGAATACATGCTTGGAAAATGAATGATGCTTCTTGAATGAACGCAGAGGTTGCTTTTTGATGTTTTGTTGTTTTTTTTATATTGTTTTTTAAAAAAATAATATAAAAACTTAATATATAGTATGAGTTATGTAAGAAAAGTTTCACCTTATTCAACGGACCAGGGAGATGAGGGAACATGTTGGGCACATGCAATGTCAAGATTAATATCAAGGTTAATAAAAATACATTTTAGTGGACTACAAGATTTGAATAGTAAATTTAATGATCCAATTTGGTTTTATGAAGGTGAATTATTAGATGAGTATTATGATACTACTAATTGCAGTACTGAGAATACTATTTTTCATTGTATTGCTCAAGCGCAAGATGTTTATAAACGAAAAGATAAACCATTTAGTATACATAAACCATTGAAGAAAGTGATAAATTGGGACTCTGAGAATTTATCTGCATTGTTATTTCATTTTATTTTTAATAGCATAAAAAATAAATATTGTCATCTACTATATAAACCACAAAGAGGATTGGCTGGACCAATATTTAATTTTTTTAAATTAATACGAAGGAGTATATCAGAAGAAAAAATAAAAGTTTTATTAAAATATAATGATTATCAAGATATTCAGCCACCAACACCACCGTCGTCACCACTGCTGTCACCTGAAGAGGAGTTATACAGTGACTATTACGACTACGCCTCTAGCAAAGCATATAGGGACATGGTTGCTGGGGCTAAAGGTGGTGGATTAATAATACCAACATATCAGCAAGTTCAAGAAAATAAAGTTAACTTTTCAACACTTATTACCAAATTAGCACATATATTTAAACTCCTTAGAATAGCATTAAGGAAAAACACTTTAAAAATTAATTTGTTTATGTCAATGGATCTTAATTCTTTTGTTCATCTTAACCCTGAAAGTGGATTCCCATATAATCATCCAACATTTAACACAGAATCAGTTAGTCACGCAATCTTTTTGTCAAGTAAACATAGCAATTTCTTTTTTGGAAAACCAATGTGGTTAAAAACAATTATACAAGTCATTGGGCGCGGGTTGTATGTATTACTTGATATATATGAACATACTATTTTAATAACTGGTATTGAAGATGAATTTTTGATTGTAAAAAATTCATGGGGTTCAAATAGAAATTGGATTTTACCAGATGACGTAAATTTTATAGTAGACAATAAACTTAGTATAGCTACTTTAATAGAACACTCAAAGTTAGTTAAATTTGCAGTAGAATTAGTATATATAGATTTTGAAATTATACAAACTAGAATTCTTACAAAAAAGAAATATTCCAATAATTCTATTATTCATAATTTACAGAAAACAGCAAAAAGTTGGTTTCCACATTTTGGAATGGGTAAAAAAGCAACTCTTAAAAAGTTAAAACACAAATATAACAAATTAATAAAAAATGGCAAGACCATTAAAAAGTTCTAAAAAATAATTAGTATTATGAGAGAATTTTATAGATGTTGTTATACTTTTTAAAAATTGATTACTTTTTTTCAACATTTATTTATAGTCCGGACAAAAAAGCACAAGCAAAAAAGAATGATGATGTGCGAAGCTTGCGCTCCAAGCATTTGCGAGCTCAGCATTTGCGACTTGCCAAGCGAGCTCATTGCTCTCATTGTTGACCGCCTTGGAAACAAAGACTATCTTGTGAGTTTCAAAGAGACATGTGTGTTGTTTAGCAAATCTGTCAGCCAGTTTTACATTGCGGGGCAGATGGTGG